GCACGTCCTGCAGCTTCTCGTTGAGTTCGCTCATGATTTACTCCTCACTTTCCAGCATGCGCTGGATATAGGGCGAAAGCCAAGGGGCATTCGTCCCGGTATTGTTTGTAGCAGCAGAATACGTCTTGCGGCCTGACGGAAGATCCATCATGCGTCCGACGACATCAAGTGCCTTTGCAAGATCAGCCTCGACCGTGGCCTTCTGGCTAAGCAGTTCGGTCAGCTGAGCCTTGACGGCTGCGACCTCCTGCTGAGCGGCAAAGGCTGCATCCAGCGCAGACTTGGCGATAGCAGTCACCTCATCGACGACGACGGCCTCAGGGGCCGGCTCCTCGACGGGTGCCTCGGCCTCTGGCTCCACAGGGGCCGCGATGGGCTCCTCTGCAACCTCGGGCTCAACGGCCTCGGGCTCGCCATCAGAGACGAGCTCAGCGACCTTAGAAATGATTCGCGCGCGCTCATCAGCGCTGGCGCGAACAAGGACAGCCCCAAGGTCCTGCAGGGCCTGGTGACCCGCATTGACGGGCTCCTCGGCAGCAGGCTCCTCAGCAGCGGGCTCAGCGACGGGCTCAGCAGCAGGCTCAACGGCCGGCTCCTCAACCACGGGCTCCGCTACGGGCTCAGTATCAGACTTAGCGACATCGGCAGGAGCCTCTGCGCTCTGGGCCTCAACGGCCTCGTTCTCTTCTGCGGGCTTAACCTTCTCCTTGTCATCGCTTTGCGTGACAGTGACGGTGACCCGCGTGGCCTTTTCAGTATCCACGATAGTGTCTCCTTCAGTATCGCCCGCTTCAGGGGCCTCTGGTGTCTCAGCCGGTTCTGGCTCAGACTCTTCAGGGGCCAAAGAAGCGCGAAGCTGCCATGACCACTTTTGGTGCATGTCTTGACGTTCAGCCAAGAAATTAAGAATGCCCTGCATGTTGAGGCGTGTAGCCTCATCGATGGCTCGAGCAATACAATCGAGAACCATTTCATTGGCGGAGTAAACCGCCTCAGCAAGGCTCTCGGCATCATTATCATCCGCAACTGGTTCGCCCTCTGCTCGAGCGGCGTGTTCACGGATGTCTGCAAGGGCTGGGGCATTCAGCTTGCGGAGAAGCTCTGCCGTCGGATCAATGGCGCCCTGGGCGTCCTCATAGATCTCACCAAAGAGTTCGTGGTATTGCTGGAACTCTTCGCCAATAACATTCCAATGGGCGCCATGCGCCTTTAGATAGAACGCAGTTGTGTCAGCGAGAAGGTCCTGAAGCGACGCAACAAGAGCCTCGCGGCCCGGGGCTGGCTGGCCCTCGACCTCAACGGCCTTTGTATCAATGTCGAAAATACCCTTCAGGGAATCGATCTTTCGAAGGGTGGAGCACTTGTGGCCTACAAGCTTATCGGTCTCGGCCCAGCCGTCAGCACCATCTCGCCAAATTCTGATAAGCGCAGCCGGATCTTCTGGGGTGGCTTCAATCTTAAACTCGGAGTCGGGAACGCCAAGCGTGCCCTCGCGCATGACGTGCTCAATTCTACCACGGGCCGTGCCGCCGCTGGATGACCACGACACAAAGTCGCCTTCTGCGAGGTCAGTCGCGGCCTTCTCTTCAAGGGTAAGCTCGCCAGCCTTCTCGGCAGCCTTCAGGCTCTTGACGGCGTTCTGGAGGTACGAACGCTGATTGGCGGGGATGCCAACGACAGACGCTTCCATCAACTTGACGGAATCAATAACGTAGGTATCTTCACCGGTCTTGTTGTCCTTCTTCTTGGAAACTCGGTCAACACGAGCACCGATGGAAAGGCCAAGCTTGACGCCACGCTTGATCGCCTTGTAGGCGCGCATGGCCTCCGGGTTCTCGTCCTCTTTGCAGACGAGGACATCAATATCGAGGTCATAGACCTCCTGGCTGGTCTCAGCGTCAAAGCGCTTGACGACGCGAGCATCCGTCACGGAGCCAAACAAATCTTCCGGCACATTGTAGTTATGGTTAAGGAAGATCGTCATATTCTGCTTGGCGGTATCGGCCATCGTTCGGATAGCGTTCAGCGTCATCTCGTCGCCGTGCAGGTCTCGGATCGTCGATGAGGTCGTCCCCGTGACATAAAGCTCGCCGTCTGGCGCCTCATATGCCTTCAGGGCATTGGTGTACACCTTGAAATCCACAGTTACCTCCAGTGGTATTGCGAGATCTTGCCTGCAATCACTGATCTCGTCAATGAGACGATTATCTCATCTGCTTTTGCAGTTTACACAAACTGCTGGGATTTCAACGGAAATCCTTACCCAAGTTTTTAACAAACAAGCTGCCTAGACGACAATACATGGATGTTCTGCGACACGTACCACAGTGGATGCCTGCTGTCAGCCTTTATAGTATTGACTATGGAACACGACAAGCACCATCGACCGGGGGAGCTAGAAGAGCACGGCCTATGCGTCCTTTGCTCTGAGATTCGAGAGCGCGGCCGAGAGGTCCGCGAGCTTGCGTCGGCCCTGATTCGCCTCCAAAAGACCATCGCCCCGGTCCTAGAGGAATACCAAAAGATCAAGCGCTCTCACCCCAAGTGTGCCTGCTGCGGCATTATGACCGGCCCGCATCACTGGATCTCCAGCACCATCCCGGAGCCGATGGTCCCACGAGCCAAGGGGCAGAAGCGCTACTCGGTCTGCGAATTCTGCTACAGCGACCTCAAGGCCGCCCGGCGCAGCGTCCCCCAGCAGCGCAAGCACGACATTGACATTGATCAGGCGTTCCGGGAGCTGGACAAGCTAGACGGAATCGAAGAGGACGAGATTTGACCCCCTCCATCCACACGACCATCGAGGTCGACTTTACGGACGGGCGCCAGGTCGTGCCCGACTGGTGGGGCAAATATCTGCTACCATATACAGATGGCTACCGAGGCGGTAGACGGGTCGTCTCTTGCACAAAAGCAGAGATGCAAGACATTATAAACCGACGTATGACCGACGACATCTTCTGGTCGGCAGTTCGGCGTAGCAAGAACGGACGGTAGGCATGGCGGAAAACCGCTCACTCTTTGGCCGCATCCTTGGCGGCGTTGGTATTTCCTTTGGCGGCTCAGAGAAGGCGCTTAATACGGTGCCGGACTACGACTCGTCTCCATATGCCCGTGGCGTTGCCGGAGTTGCCCACGCGCAAAAGCGCAGCACCCAGCAGCTTCGCCGTTGGTCCCGCAGCAATCCGTGGATTCGCGCCGCCATCAACCTTCGTCGCACACAAGTTAGCCGCGCCAAGTGGGACATTGTTTCCGTCGACTCCGATAGCCCGGTTAATCCGGCTAAGGTCGATCAAATCAAGAAGCTCCTGCGCATGCCGAACGACCGCATGGATTCGTGGCGTTCGCTCATGGAGCCAGTTATCGAGGACATTCTCGTCCTTGATCAAGGCGTCCTTGAAGTTGAAACGACAAAGGGTGGTCGCATCGGTCTGAAGAGCAACCCGGTTGCTGGCCTGTACGCCAAGGATGGCGCAAAGATTGTGTTTGACTCTGCATGGGACGGCAGCGACCCAAAGAAGCCACGCTATTACGAAATGGCAGAGGATGGCCGAGAGGTCGAGGCATATTTGAACCATGAGTTAATTGTTATTATTTCTAACCCGGTGACGTACACCCCGCTTGGGCTTTCGCCGCTGGAGGTTCTCGCCGACACTATTGAGTCCGATCTTGCCGCAGCTGCCTACAACGCAAAGGCCGTGATGGCTGCCGCGCCTCCTGGGGTTCTGCACCTTGGAGAGGGCGTTCGTCCGGATCAAGTTGATGCATTCCGTGCCTACTGGGATGCCGAGATTGCCGGTCGCAGCCAGATCGCCATTACGGGCGGCGGCAAGGGGATTCAGTGGATGCCGCTTGCTTCGTCAAACCGCGACATGCAGTTCATGGAATGGCAAGTCTATCTCGCCCGAAAGATTTGTGCCGTCTTCGGCGTGCAGCCACAAGACATCGGCATCGGCTTTGACGTCAACCGAGCTTCGGCAGACGTTGGAGCAGCGTTCACCCAGGATGTCGGTATCGCTCCGTTGCTTGACCTGATTGCCGAGTACATGACGCGCGAAATCGTCTGGCGCTATGACGAGAATCTACGCTTTGCCTACACCGAAATGGGCAAGCAAAGCCAGGCTGAGATGTCTGCATATTACAAGCAGGCATTAGCCGGCCTTCCATGGCTTCGCCTTAACGACGCCCTCCGAGAGCGTGGACAGGATGGCGTTGGCGAGCAGGGTGAGCAGATTTGGCTACCAAGTCCTCAGGGCTACATGCCAATGGATGTCTATATGAAGTATCTGGACAATCTTGTATCTGGCGGATCTCAGCCGTCACCGGATGGAAATACCCCTCCGACAGCAAACAATCCGCAGGGCGTTCCCTCACCAGACCAGGGTCAGAACATGGTTCCGGACAACACGCCGTCCAACAGCCCGCAGTCCCAGACGTCAAAGGCTGATGGCGACCCAATCATTGTTTGCGATATTGATGGCACGCTGACCG